TGGTGCATCGTCGGGTGCATGCCGGGCACGGGCGGCTTGCCCGGCTCGCCGGGTAGGCCCGGACCCGGAATGGGGTTGATCGTACCCGCTGCCTTCGCGCCGATGGCGATAATGTCCTCGGTTGGCAGATCGCCCTTGAGGCTGACGCTGATACTCGGCGGCGGAGGCGGCGGCAAGGCCGGGGGTGGCGGCGGATCGCCCTGCGCGATGAAGTCGGCCAGATCCACTCTGTCGTCGATACGGCGAAGCGTCTCTTTCAAAATATTCAGGAGCGCTTTCGCGAGCGCGGGGTCGCCGCCCTGCAATTGGCGGATCTGCATGACGGACTTCTCCAACATCGGGAGAATAGTCGACCACATTTGCTTCTCGGCGATTTTGTTCGGCGAGCCTGTCGTACCGGCCGCGATGTCAATCTCCACCATCGTCAGCAAGTCCTCGACGTCCATACCGTGCAGCCAGTACGCCGTTTCACCGGCTACGCGCTGCACCCAGTTGATGTCGCACTCTTGGATGGCTAATTCGCCGCTATAGATCGCCAATTCGGTCAACATTTCTTCGAGAGAGTCGCGATCCGTGTTGGTGCGCGACTGGAAGCCCGTATGCTCGATATTGGCCTCCGTGGCGGTCTTGCGGTTGCTGCCCTGCTGCACAGACTGCTGCATCGCCTCCTGCACGCCGCTGATTGACTCCATATCCGCTCGGATTGGGGTCGTGTCATACGTTCCTGGCGGCGCGGAGCTGACGGGCTTCGGCGCGAACAGATTCGCAAGCGGTGTGCTCGCCCCTGACGTCGGGTTGAGCCCAACATACTCTTGATTGGTGCCTTCGGCGAGTTTTTTCGCCTCGTCCGGGCCAAGTTCGCCAGCATGGAACAAAACGCCGGGAATTGAGCGCTCGCGCGTCTGGCGCTGGTTACTTCGGCACCCGCTGTACTCGTCTTGGAGCTTGTGCAAGCGCCAGCTCAGCGATTGCGGGTGTCTTTGGCCGTCTACCTCGAAGAAGGCGAGGCGGAAGTAGGGATAGAACCTCGACGAAGCCTGCGGGGGTGTATACGGTTCGACTGCCCATTTGTGGACCCCATCAATGAAGGTTTTTATGAGCGATTCACCCTTGTGCCACACTTCAACGCACTTCACAAACTCAACAGACTTGCCACCGGAGAGTGTAGAGCCAATATTCCCGCTCTGCACCTTGGAAAATTGGCCGTCCGACGCGGTTTCGCCGCCGATGGCACCGGTTGCATCGCCCCTGTCCTGATTGGCGTTCTGTTTCTGGTAGTAAATCGTCGCCGACTTCATATCTTCGTCCGTCAGGCGCTCAAAACGCGCACGCGCATCAACTTTCTTGATGTACATGTCATTGGAGTTCCACTCCGCGTCGAGATAGTCGGCCGTGTCGGCGACATCGAGCGAAACCTGCATGTCCTCGGCCCGGCATAGGTCGATTGTCATGCCGATCCGCTTTTTCAGCTCCATGTTCTTCTTGAGGCCATCCAGCTCCTGCTGGATTGACAGTTCCTCAGCCTCTTCCGAGTCTTCGTTTGCCATTTCGCCGTCGGCGATCTGCTCCTTGCGCACTTTGATGGCGGCAAGTTGATCCTCTTTGTCGCGAACGGTTTTTTCAGTCTGCGGTTGCGGCTGCTTCTCTGAATAGATCAGCGCCTTCAACCAACCGACACCGACTGACAGGCCACTGCGAACCTGTTTGCGCGCAGCCTTCTTCAGTGCAGCGCGGCGCCACAAGTGCGCGATCACAAGTTCCGTCGTGTGCGCTAGATTGGTAGCTTTCTCATCGGGCTGATCGCCGACGTGGCGCGCTGCGGCAACTCCGACGTCAGGATTTTGTGCGTAGAGGAAAGAAACGAGGATGTCAATGAAGCTACCGATGAGATTGGCGTCGGAAGCCCAGCTTGGGTCAGAAGTTCCTGCGGCATAGCGGCGGTCCTTTGCGTATTGGGCGCGCTGAGCCTTGTCAAACTCGCGCGCAGCCTCGTAGTCCTGCGCCATGAGCTTGACCTGCTCAATTTCGGCGGCGCTTGCTTCCTTTTGCTGATCTGCACCGCGCGAAACCGCGCCTAAGAGCCCACCGTCATTGTTGGGGCTGTCCGACCGGCTCCCTTGCGTGGGTGTCGCGTCGTCCGTATCACCAATGAGGTCGGCGTTCGGGTCAGCCATTTAGTTTTCTCGCTTCGGCGCGGGCAGCGGCGCGGTCGCGCCATGTCTGCCGCTGGATTCGGGGGACGTGCGGCGCTGGCTGCGGCGCCAATGGCGGCATCGGCACCGCTTTCGTAAGCTGCGGCGTCGCCGCGCTCGCTACCGAGGCAGAGACTGGGATCAGTACCGGCTTCGACGGAGGCTGTATGACCGTGGATGCCAGCGGAACCTTTTCCGCCGCGATCAGTGCGCGCAATTGCGCAGACTTGTCCACGACATTCTGTACCTTGGCGCTGATGTCACCAACCAGATCGTTACTCATTGCCTTTACTCGACACGGCCGTACCTTGTTTGATGCCCGCGTTCACGGCGCCTGCGAGGCCGCCCCCACCGCCGATACCCACGGCCTTCCCTATTGACTCTGCCTTGTGGATCATCAGGTGGTGCTTCATGGCTCCTGACTGGCCGCTCGCCACCGCACCAGTGACAACCTTCGCGTGCAGCAAGAGTTTGTCGCCGACCTTCGGGGTCGAGACACCGAGCTTTGTGAGCGCCGCGTCGTCGAGACTGATGCGGTGTTCGTAGCTGTACGGATTGATGGCGGGGCCGCCGACGCCTTTGCCGGACAACTTCTCGCGCTTCTCTGGCGTTTGAGCCACGTTGGGGATTTTAAGCGCCATGAAGGGCTGTCCTATTAGTCGTGAAAGGCGTCGCAGATCAATGGATCATATCACAGTTCGTCGGTCAGTGTCTCGTGGAGCTTTTCACCGGGGCGAAGGCCGGTAATCTCGATGTCTATCAGCCGACTGCCGATGGTCGCGTGGGCAAGGTCAATGATGCGCGTCGGCTCGATGCCGTGCGGGATGTGGGGACCAATTCCGTGCAGATCCAGCGACGTAATCAGGAAATCAACCGCGACCGGCATCGTGATGAAGTAGCGCGTCGCCTCGTCACTCGTCACGAGGACCGGGCCACCAGCCATCATCTGCTTTTTCCACAAGGGGATGACCGAGCCCGAACTTCCGAGCACATTGCAAAGCCTGACGATCTTCGGGTTCGCGAATTCCGCGTGAAACATCAGTTCCTCGCATTCGCGTTTCGTCCTCCCGTACACACTCGTCGGCTTGTACGCCTTGTCGGTCGAGAGGAGCACGAATTGCTGGACGCCCGCAGCCCGCGCCGAGTTCAGCGTCTGCATCATCCCAAACACATTGTTGTAGTACGCCTCGGTCGGGTTCGCCTCGCAGATCCCCACATGCTTGTGCGCGGCGCAATGAAACACGGTGTCGACGCCGGTCATGGCGTGCGCGAGCGTGGCGCGTTCCGTAATGGATCCAAGCACGCGGTGCGCGCCCTCGGGGATGCGTATGAGACTTTCCTCAGAGCGAGCCAGTCCCGTCACCCTCGCGCCCAAATCAAGTAGGCGCGCGGTGAGGGCCGACCCGATAGACCCGCCTGCTCCCGTGACGAGCACTGGCCAATCGCGATACTGCATTACTTCTTCGCGCTGGCAACCGCTGCGGCGACGCTGGCAGCTGTCACGGCCGGGGTCGGCGTGGAAACGAACTGCGGGGCGAACTTCGCCACAACAGCGGCAAGGTCAGCCTTCGCAGAAGCGAGCTGCTTGTGGACCCAAGCGTAACCGATGGTCGCGCCGAAGATGCAACCGCCCACGGCGGCGAGTATGGTGAACAGCATGATATTTTCCTTAGACTCGTCGAACCAGCCAAATGATGAGGACGACCACTAAGATCGTCCCTAGGATTCCACCCCCGAGGTACATTACGGCTTACCCGCAACAAACGGGGCCGCGTTCGGGTCCATGTTCGCCTTTTCGCCGAACCGAGTCGGGTCCGCAACGTTCGCGGCTACCGTGTCGTCCGGGCCGTTGCCCGCTGTGAGCCGACCGTCCTTGCGCGCAGCTTCGCGCACCGGATCAGTCTTGGGGTCGCCGAAACTGTGTGACGCAGCCTCGTTCTCGACACGCGCAATGGCGCCCTGCATTTCCGCGTCCGAATAGTTGGTCGGCAGGTTCGCGGGATACCGCGCCTGACCGTGAGCTTGACGCCGGTGCGTCGGGGCCGCCGGATACTTCTGAGCCGGGGACAAGGGCCGGGCCGGTACTGTCGCAACGGTGCCATCAGCATTGAATGTGGTCATGGGAGTCTCTCCTCGAAACATCAAACCTTGAAATGTAATTCTTACACACTCGGGGTCATCTGTCAACGCCAGCGGGTTGGGGCCTTCTCGTCAGGGGTCCACTCCAGCCACTTCGACGTGAACGGCTTGATGTCCGGGGCGCGCGCGGCAGCGGCGGGCGGCGCGGGCCGGATGTCGTCGAGCGCGCGGCCAATGAGCCCGCAGACGTCGGCCGCGTCGTCGTGGCGCCCGGCGGGGAGCGCGAGAAGCTGGAGAATGACCCGCTCGGTCCAGGGGGCGTTCCTCGGGAACCAGACGCACCCGGCGCCTGCCCGCGCCTGGAAGCTCTGGACCTTTGCAAGTTTATCCGCCATTGACGGAATTGCGATAAGGTTGGTAAACACCTTCGCATCGCGCATGGCGCGGTTCGCCGCTGGCCGGATCGCTTTATCTATGACCCCACCCTCGTTGAACCACATCTTCGCCTTCCAGCGCTTCACCATCTTGATCCAATTCTCAAGGCCGACGTCCGTGGTGCATTGTTTGTAGTACCAATCAACGAACCAGATCCCGAGGTTCTCGTCTATCCCTGCGCAGCCGTGCTCCGTGAAGTCGTTCTTGCCAGCCGTCACCGCGTAGTCGGATGCCCCAACATAGTTGAGACGCGGCGGCAGTTGCCCCGGCTCGTAGAGGCCGATCATTTCACGCGTGAACGTGCCCGAGCCCATGGCGGTCGGCCGCTGCTGATAGAGCGAAGCCCACGCGCGCTGCGCCTCGCGGCCCGGTGCCTTCTCGAACATCTGCCAGTGCCGATCAGGGAAGTATTCGGGCCACAGGTAATCGCCCACGGTGCGGCCGAGCGGGTCGTCCGTCTGCTCAGCCTTCGCCGGGATGTTCAGCACGTCCCAGTAAAGCCCGTCGCGACAGAGGATCATCCCCGACTCGCCCTTGTAATTCTCGGGTAGTATTTTGCCGAAGAGGTCACTCTCGTTCCAGCGAGTCATCACACCAATGAGCCACGCATCAGGCATGAGCCGTGAGAGCAAATCGTCCTGATACGCGTCCATCGTCTTCTGCTGCATGGCGGGGCTGTCCGCATCCTCGCGCCCAGCCACCGGGTCATCGATGACTGCGCCTGATGCCCTGTTGCCCGTGATGCCGGATGTCAGCCCGGAGGCGAGTAGCTCGGACTGGTTCGACATCTTCCACGAGCCCGCCGCCTCGGTCTCAAGGGTCGGGGAGGAATCCCAGAGCGAGCGGTAGAGGTCCGACTTCGCGACTTGGATCACGCGCTTACTCTGGCGCTCGGCCAACTGCGCACCGTAGGACACGAGGATAATTCGGCTGCCGGGCTTGCGACCCATTTCCCACGCGGGCGCGAGCACAGAGCAGTACGTGGACTTCGCCGAGCCGGGGGGCGCCAGGATCATAGCTCGACCCATCGGGCGGTTCATCGTGCGCTCGCAGACTGTGAGAATCGCGGCGTGGTGCGCGGCCATGAGTGCGGAGGCTGGACCCGTCAGCGTTTCATCAGGCTGCATGGCGGGGAAAGGGACTGTCGGTATGTCGATCGATAGCGCGAAGCTGTGCAGCGAAGTCTGGGCGCGACGGCGGCGATATAATTCTAATTCGGCAGGGGTGGGCATTTAATTAATTCCTAATTATTAATTTATTCGCGCTAACCGGCTAGAGCGAATTACACGGCAACTCAAATTACACATGTCTGCGGGACCCATCGTGATTTAACGAAAATCTCCGCGCCGCAGCGCCGCTGCTATCAGACCACAGGCGGGGGGTGCCGGCGTACCCTCCCCGCCCCCCGAAAATCATTGCTCGCTGACTACCTTGGCCTCAAGCTCAGCCATTGTCAGTGTCTTAACGCTTCCGTCGGAGCTGCGCACATCGATGGCCATTGCCTTTAATTTGGGAAGGCTAAACTGTGCCAGTTCCATCATTAACTCGATGGCTTTAGCTGGACTCTGCTGCGCCACTTCGCCAAGCCATCGATGGACATTCTCTACGTTGCGGTCAGCTAGGTCCATAAAGCTATGTGCCATGCGCGCTTTTGTAAGCTGGCCAGCGCGGCGCAGCGTGAGAGCCTTGCTACTGGTATCGCCAACAAGCGTCAAAGCCATCCGCTCGGCTCGTGTGAGGTAAACGCCTTGCTCAGCGTCCGCTATTGTGTCGCTTGTAAATTCGTTATCCATCGTAAGCTCCGGGTGCGAGATAGGCTGCATTGTAAATTTTACAAGTCGCCACGTCAAACGGAGGTAAAATTGAACCGTACAGTACGGTATGGGAAATAGGGTAAAGTTTGCCGATTAAAGTATTAAGAAGGCATACATTAAAATTACCCTAAGATAATCATATACTTTGTATACCTTTTATACTTCTTAATACTTAGAGAGAAAGTATACAGTTAGTATTAGTAGTTACAGGGTAATTAATTAAATATACGGCGCACGTGCATCGCACGGGGGAAAAACCGCACAGCGGATTGAGAAATGGGTATACAAGCCATCAGGGTATCAAAGCCATTGATTCTATTAGACTTTTTAATTTAAGGGTATTAAATACGTATTAAGGGGTTAAAATGTGACGTGCATCACGCTTTTCCCCAGTTCTGCCGCTACACTATAACTACGGGCAATTCCCCGTGACTGAATAGGACTCTAGGCAAATGTATCTAGTCACACTGATAAATCAGGGTACGCAATTCTGGCTACGCGGGACCACGTGGGCATTTTCTGTCGATCGTGCTAGCCGATTCGCGACTGTCGAAGATGCGCAGGTAGCTTTGCACATCGCAAAGCAATTCATGAAAGCGAAAACTTTCAAGCTCGCACAGATAATTGAGACGCCAAAATGCTAATTTTTATCGCAGTTGTCGTAGTCCTAATTCTCTTAAACCAATAGGTGCATTATGATTCTCACGCCTTTCCGTTTCCAGACAATCAAAGCACGTGCGCGCCAAGCGCATGCGAACTATTACAACCATCTGGTCGCAGCGTCGCGCATGGCTACCGACAATTGTGCGTGGCCAGACACACACCTTAAACCGTGCGATTGCAAGGCGCGTGCTGAAGCTAACGCGGTGAGATAGCATCCTTTGGCGCGTGCTGGACGCGCGCGCCACGTGATGCCATTTCGGCATTGGCTTAGATAGGACTACATATCATGAATTCGCCCCGTTTCGTTTCCATCGTTCGCGACTTTCGCGGCGCTAGCTTGTGGCTTGTATCGTACAAGCTTGGCGATTCTCCGGAGTTTCATTGGTCAGCTGACAAGACGCGCGCGTGCAAGGTCGATGCCTCAAGCGCTTTCCAGATAATGAGCGCGACAAGCGCATACGGTGTTAGCGCGGCCGGATCGATGCTCGCCATTGACGCCAAGGGTAATCTGCTAAAAGCGGGCGTGCGTCAGCTGGCAAGCGTAAGCGCGGAAAGG